TCCCTAAGCGCCGCATTCTGCTCCTGCATACTACGCGCATAGGTCACGGCCTCATTGTTCTCGCGCTGGGCCGACTCCTTCTCACGACGCTCATTATGAAATTCATAACGAAGCGTATCGAAGCGCGACTTCACACGCTCGGAGAGACCAGGAATATCCTCCTCAAGATCGTCTGGGACCTTGCCGCGTGGCCCCCGATTCCGGTCGCCTTCCGGCGTATCGTCTACGACAGTGACCTCTATCTCGTCGCCATCATCCGCCAGAACATCAACCGGCTCGGTGAAATTCCCCGAAACCTCCTCGACAAAAAGATCCTCCTGGACCTCTCCTTCTTCCGGATCGGCGCTCATGCTCTCACCACCCCTCTTGGATCATCGACAATGGCCTGGGGCACATCGTCGGTTATAAGCCTGAACTTCTTCCCGTGGATCTCAATACGGGTTCCGGAATAAGACCTCATAACAATCCAATCGCCCTGCTTGCAATAAGCTCCGCTCGGGAACTTTCGCTGAGGAGTTTCCAGATAGCAATCGGGACCAAGCGCCATGACGTATGCCGTGATACTCGCCGTGGCCTCCCTCTCCCTCATGTCATCCGTAAGATAAATCCCTCCTTCCGTCTTCTCTTCCTGCTCTGGAAGAGCCACCAGGATGTGATAGGAACACGGACGGGGTAGCTGGCTTGCCGTCTTCCTTTCTTTCTCATCACTGAGTTCGACAACATTCTGGTCAGGCACTTACATCTCCTTGCGTTTTCGCCCTAAGCGGGGGTAACGCTCCCCCTGCACGCTTGTTAGCCCCACAGGAGCAGGCGGTAGCGGGCCGCCCTGGTGTTTCATGTGAAACATTAACTACTGGGCCGCAACCTCCTCGGCCCTTCTCTGCTTATCCACAAGATCAAGCAACTCTCTCTCGGCTATCGCAAGCCCCTCGATAAGCCCGACCATCTTCTGATACTCGGGAAAGGATGCCGCGCCGCCCATCGCAAGATCGTCAGCACGCTCGTTCATCAGGTTCCGCAAAACCTGCCGATACGCAGAAAATAAAGATTCATCCGACAATATTAAAGAGCCCTACTTCCCTTTCGCGCCGCTATCCATGAGAGCCTTCGCTATCTCGGTCGATAGACGCGCTCTTTCCATCGCGGCCTTTTCCTCGGATTCAGAAAGTTTCGAAGACGCCTCTTCCTGGATCTTTGCGACCTCAAGGCCCATCTTGAGCCCATCAATATCAGCCTTCTGCGCCATCTTTTCTCGCTCAAGCTCTTGTAAAGAACGCTCCTTTTCCGCGCCGACCAAGATCCTGGCCCTATCAGTCTCGGCCTTCCTCTGGATATCGGCTTCACGAATCTGGAGTTCTTTCTGACGCAACTGGAACATCGGATCTTGCATCTGCTCCTGGGCCTGCTGTTGCTGGGCCTCAGCGACATCCTTGTTGAACAATCTTTCAGCAGCCTCGGCAATCAAGCGAGAGAGCTTGATTTCGACATCCTCTGGCAGAGGCTCGCTTGGCGGGGGAAGCTCCAGACCAAGCTGCTCCTCGATCTCGCTGCGATACAGGAAGCCCAGATGCTCCTGAATATGAGCCGACATCGCCGCTGCAATCGGCCCGGCCATCGGACTTTTTGAAACAAGCTGCTGTATTTTCGGGTCCTCTATGGCTGCCATATGGACCTTGATGTGGGCCTCATGGTCCTGACGGATGAACGCTTTCAACGGTTTACCGTTCAAGACATCCATGTTCTCGCTGACCGGGTCACGCGGCTTCATTTCCTCGCTCAGAGGAATAATCTTTTCCGCATCCTGTATGCCCAGGACATCCAGCATCTGACGATGCAGTTCGGGCAAATCGTACATCTGCGGGGCGCTCTGAGATAACTGAAGAGCAGCCTGATACTGCATGATGCGCTGGCTCATGGTCGCAGCGTTTGGATCGGACACCGGTATGATATCCACGCGACCGTCGAAATCGTCGCCCTTTATGGCCTCCTTGTCATCGGGCTCGTACTCATACTCATCCTCCGCGTAGTCGCGGACGATGCCTGCGATCAGGATAAACTCCTTGCGCATCGCGTCATGGAGCCTTGCCTGGATAGCCGACATGACTTTCATTGACCGCTCAATGAGAGCCAAGGTGGTGCCCACCGGGGCATCCTGCTTCATGTCCGCCAGCTTCAGATCCGTGATCGAAGCGAAGCGCCTACCCTCCTCGACAATCTCGCCAAGCAACTGATGGAGCACATTGCTGGGCTCCTTGTAGGGAAGGAAGGTGATGTTGTCCTTTATGGCACCACCAGGAACATCAACATCCCTGAACTCACCCGGCATGATCGGGGAGTCGTCTCCCTTGATGCGAAGCCCCCTGGACTTCAGACCTCCAGGCAAATTCGACAGCGTGCCAGCGTCAACAAGCTGCCTGAGAAGAGAAGTCGCCGACTTGGCGATGCCACCGATCAGATGGATCAGGCCGAAACCATAAAAGCCAAGCCCAGGCATGTACTGATAATGGACAAAATGTTGCCTCTTTGTACGCAGAGGGTCATCTTCGTACCAGTTTCGACGTATAGAAAGGACAGTACCGCTGCCTCTTACGAGGGTGACGATATAAGGAAGAGCGATCCCGGTCTCTTCGCCGTCGTCATCAACGTCCTCATACCCCTCCAGATCGAGATCGACGTGCATTTCCAGCAACACATAGCGATCATCGTTCTCGTAAGTGGGGTTCTCTCCGTCAAGCTCGTCGTACTTTTCCTGAATATCGGAGTAATCCGGCCCACTCGACGACAACGTAACGTCACGATACAGGCCAGCAACCTGCAACTTGCGTATATCGTTATGGCCCTTACGCATTACATGCGTGTAGCGGGACGCCGTCAGAAGATCCGAAGCCCCATAGGAAACAACGAAATCCTCGGCTGGGACAAAGCGCGAGCAAACACGCGCCATGTTCGTATCGTAGTAGACCTTCTTGAAAGACGAGCCAGCCAGCGGCAGAAGGAACAGCATCTGCTCCGTTTCAGGCCTGAACTCCGTCATCTTCTCCGTGAGAAGATAGTTCATATGCTGCTGAATACGCTGGGCCTGCTCTTCCTTCTGGTCTGTTATCCCACCGATAATCTTGGTTTTCACAGGGCCAGAGGAGGGAAACAGTTCCATGATCGCCTGAGACTGGAACCTGACGACAGCCTCCGTCAGGATTGGATGGTAGACACCGCAGGCCCCGGGCCACGGCGTTGTCCTGTCATCCGACTTCAGGCCGAGAAGATCAAGCCCTCGCGTGTAGGCCCTCTCCCAATCCGAACGAGAGTTGCGATCTGAAATAAAATCCCCGTTCAACCGGGAAGCCAGTCTCCCCAAAACGGGCTCTTCGAGATGCTCCGCCAGATTGGCGTCGAAGTCATCGTCCTCGACGCCCTCTCCCGCAGAGGGATCGAAGTCGATGACAATGCCGCCATCCTCGGTTGAAACGGCAACAGCATCAGGATTGACAACAGCAATCTCAAGCGCGGAACCACCGGCCTCCGGGTCCAGGCCCCGTAACTCCTCCTCCGTAACCGTACTATCGGAGCGGGTGGGAGCCTGAGCTATGCTCTTGTCAATGGCCATTAACTAGACCTTCTTTATCGTGGAAACCCAGTCAGCAGGGGGCTTCTCGGCAGTGTCCACGATCTGGTCGGCATAGGCATAGTACTTGTTGCCCTTGGTCGCAGCACCTGTTCCCCTGATGGGGATCTGCTTCCTGGGAACCTGCTCGCCGATGGTGCGGCCAATTATCTTCGGCTTGTTCATAAACGCCTCCTAATAATATTCCGCCCTTTGCAAGGGCATTTCCTCATCTTCGTAATCAGAGGCAACCCTGATGAAGCCGCCCTGGCGGAAACGTAGCAGAGCCTGCGTGCTACTATCGACGAGATCGTCGTGATCCCCCACCGGGAAAGAGGCAAACTCCTCGATAACCTCTTCGGCCCAGTTCTTGTTCGGTGCCCAGACAATGCCCGACGCGAACAGATCGCTGACCGCATTGACCCTGGCTATCTTGTCATTCCCCCTCGACGGCGTGAACTCACTCACCGGAATGCCCATCTGCCTCAACTCAAAGATCAGAGGCGTACCAGCCGCCTTTGCCTCAACGATGCAGGCATCCGGCTCCCACTGGTTGTAAGACTTCTGAGCAACCTTCTTCAGTTCGGGAAACTCCATCCTGTCCTTGAAGGCGTCCAGCAATATGATGTTCGCAGACTCCCTTCCGTCATCATCCGGCTTGTAAAAGACACCCCATGTCGTGCAGGCCGAATAGTCCGCCCTCTGCGTCTTCAAGAAAGCCGTATCCCAGGACTGAATGACAAACTCGCAGGGAGGAGGATCGTCCTTCTCCCAGGTTTGCCACCAATCCCGCTTGATCATGGCCTGCTCTTCCGCCGTAGGGTCCTGCTGGTACTGAGCGGACCACTTCGCGGCAGGAAGCTCTGCCTTCAGCCTTTCCAGTTCCTCCTTCGACCAGTACTCCGGCCACAAGGAGTTGCCTGATGGCAATATAGCGGGAAGCTGGATCACCTCCCACTCGTCGGAACCATCCCTTTGATGCGAGGACTTTAACAATTGACCGGTCAAATCTCGCTGATGCCAGCGAGTCATCACCACAACGATGGAACCCCCGGGCTGCAACCTCTGGCGAGGCCCCGAGGTGTACCACTCGTACACGGGATCGAAGATCGCCGGATCAGGGGACTTGGCCTCCTGCTCACTATGCGGATCATCGATGATCAGAAGATCAGCGCCCTTTCCGGTAACCGCACCGCCAACGCCGATGGCGAAATACTCACCCTCCTCGTTGGTGTTCCAGCGCCCTGCCGCCTTGCTGTCCTGACGCAACTTCACACCCGGGAAGGAACCCTGAAAATCCTCCCTCCCCACAAGGTTCCTAACCTTCCGGCCAAAACCAACCGCCAGTTCTGCGGTGTGAGCGGTCTGGATAACCTTTTTTGTCGGGTCCCTGCCGATGAACCACGCTGGCAAAAGATAGCTTGCGAACTCGGACTTCGTATGGCGCGGCGGCATATTGACAATAAGCCGCTTCAGCTTTCCCTCGGCCACCCGCTCGAATGCGTCGGCCATGATCCGATGATGAGAGCCCTCAATGAAGGCGGGCCACATAGTTTTCACGAAAGGCAGAAAGTTTTTTGCTACCTTTTCGCGCGTCGTGGCTTCTTCAAGACGTTCGAGAAGAGCAAGGATTTCCCTTTGCTCCTCGTATGGAAGGGCAGCCGCTTTCTGAATGTAGGCATCAAGCTGCGGATCGGATCTCGCCAAGTAGGAGCCTCTCCACTACATATGGTATAAGTTCCCGCGTTTGTACCATAATGTGCCTGTTGACATACGACTGTCAACATTGACCGGAAAACCTTTATCCCCTCTCAAATGAAGCGAAGTCGAATTTCGGGCGGAGATCGATAGTTTCTCTCGACCAGACCTCATACCGGCATATATGGGCGCATGGCTCCTCCCATATGGCAACTGCCAGAGCGCGATCCGGGGCTCCTCCCTTTCCGAGATAATCCTCCCTCCAGTCCATCATGGCAAAGCGACTTGGACGGTGCCTTTCAAA